AGAAGGATATTCATCCCAATCTGTACTAGACCCTTTAATAAAGCCAGAAGTTGTAGCTAGAGGTTTTGTTGAAGCGGTACTTCTCTCATCTTTTAAATGTCTCCAAGATTCATTTTCAGCTTGAGTACTTGTTATATCAGAATCAACACAATGTCTGATTATATGACCATTTCCATTAGCTTTAGTATAAGTTGTATCAACAAAGTTATCCATAGGCCAATTAGTCGCACCAAATGTAACATCTTCGTATAAGCGATTTAAATATTGATTTGCATTAAAAACATAATTAAAATTTGTAGCAGATTCGCCTGTTGCAACAACACTTAAAGTTGGAGGAATAACTAAAGAATCATTTCTCATTTTCCATGAGCCAACATGAGCATTTTTATCTAATAAAGAATCATGATAATAGAGTAATTTACTTGCATTATTAAGATTTTTAAAATTACCATCTACAACTTTAAGCATACCATTAACATAATTAAAAACAGGTTTTGCTTTAAGCCCAGACCATTCAATGAAATTTTTATTCCAAATAGCTCCATTATGTAATGCTATATTAGAACCTTCTTTTGTATTTACACTTAATAATGTATTTAATCCTTTCTCATCCGAAAATGCAAAATCACCAACAGGAAAAGATAACTTTATATTATCCAAATGAACAGTTTGATTATCAATAGCTTCTAATGAATCATCATCTTCAAATACATTACTTGAGTTCCATCCATACTGACCACCATAAAATTTCAACCTCCAATCAGAAACAGTACTAAATTCATTAGGTATTTTAAATTTCAAATTATAAGTAGATTTAGTTTTAATATTATCATTATAAGGATTTGCCGACTCTGTATTATTATTACTCATTGTAACTAAATCATTATGTGCTTTATAAACAGTAACTCCATGTAAATAAAGACTTGTACTAAAAGAATTTTGAGTCGGAGCAAACCTAATACTTATATCATAAGTTTGATTAATATTTAGATAACCATCATTATTTTTTGGAGTTTCAAATTTAATATAATTTTGCTTTTTATCATTCTTGCCTACAAAAGACCAACGACCATCAGGATGTAGACCATAATGATTTGTAGGTTCTTCAATATAAAAATTCTCCACAGTTGTCCATGGAACTATATATTCAGTAGTAGTAGTATTATATACAGCAAAAGCTAAGTTTTCATCAGGATTATTAGATTTAGATAAAAAGTTTAAATGATATGGAGTGCCACCAGGAAGAGTTAGAGTCTGATGTATATATCCAGGAGGCTCATTTATTGAAGACCATTCCCATACTGAAGAATCTCCTGTTGTTAGCTTAGCACTAGCAAGTCCAGCATAGCCCGCATCGTCAGTAGTTGAGCCAGAAGCAGCTCCTAAAGTAAGCCCACTTCCTGCTGCCGCCCATACACCTGTGTCTCCAAAATCTCCATCGTCAATATAGTTGATTTCGACATCATCTAAATATTTTGGACTTCCACCCTCAAAAGTATCATTATCATTGATTGTCATCCATTTATTATTATACAATGAAAGACCTACTTTATTTATTGCTTCAACTGTTATATCTGATGTATTACCTGTACCTCCAGGGTCAGTAAATCTTATTGTATCATCAACAGCATATCCTATTCCTCCACTAACTAAATAAAAAGTCGGGTCATTACTAGAATCGGTTTTAATATTGACAACAATTCCTCTTCCATTTCCAGATGTGCTAGTTTGATGTACATTTAAATGTTCTTGACTTGCTTGCCAACTGCCAGCTATTGTTGCAGCATCAATGCTCCTTACAGAACCACTAGAATCTGCAACTGTTTCTGAATATAATTGAACCCATGGAACTTTATCTCCATATGTTGTAGCGTCTGAACCATCTTCATCTCCGTCTGAAACTAAATTATACCATTTATGAAGAGAACTCATATCAAAAGATAAAGAATATTCTACTCCTGGAGTTAAAGTTAATCCATTTCCACTCCAAATAGGATGATAAGCAATGCTTCCTAAGTTTTTAGATTGAGCAGTTGTAACAGATGACACCTTTGTAATTAAATGACTTGAATAATTACCATCAATATGTGCCATCATATCTTTTTCATTATCTGTAACTTCCCAATTATTAGGCTTCCATCTAAAAATTCTATATTTTGAAGTATTAGTAGGAGATGCTGAAAAAGCCTCACCTGAATTTATTGCAACAGTTCTTGAACTTCCTGTATAATCATCAATTACTCTTGATTCTCCAGCATTTGTGCCTTCATAAATATATATAATCATTCCATTATAAGTATCATCAGTTCCTGAAACAGTAGATGTATCTTCAAGAACAAAAGTATATGCATTAGTAGCAGACACTACTGTCCCTTGCTCATGTCCATAATCAAAAGTTCCATCAATATCAGTATTAATAGAATAATCAGAAGAGAATTGGAATAGTCCATATCCTGGTTGTTGATAATCATCTTCATTAATTATATTTTCAGAATTTATCGCTATTACAGCTGACCCTACAATTCTTAAAACACCATCTTTATCATCTATGACATTCCAAGCTTGATTAAATTGATTATCCTTTATATCTCTTGCGTCAGCATAAGCGTTAAGCCCAGCTGTGAAGTCAGATATTTCATATAACTTCCTTGGCATTATTTTCCTTTGATTTTATCTACAATAGGCTTTAACACCATATCCCATACTAAATCATCTTTTTTAGAAGGTGATAATTTTATAGCTTTTTCAATTACATATAAGCCTAATAAACACCATTCCCAATTGCTTGTTAAAAATGAAAACATATTATTTCTCCTTATTTGTTTTTGCTTTTTGTTTTTGCTATCTCACATCCACATTTTCTACAACATATGTACTCTTGAGCAGGGTGAGAATCTTTTTTTAATATTGCAACTTCCTTTTCAAGTTCTTCAATATATTTACCATATTTATTCAAATTCTTTTGTACCATCTTCATTTGTTTATCAAGCTCATTATCTTCCTCAACATACTTTTGAAGTTTATTTAGATTATGCTTTTCCATAATCTTCTTAAGTACAACATCTATAACTTTTTTGATTATTAATCCTTGTATCATTTATTCTCCTTATACTGAAACATCATGTATTATTGCAGCAACAATACATTGAACATTTCCCCCACCAGCTGTTTGGTCTGGGTCTGCGGATATTGCATGTAAATCAGCAACTGTAGTATTTGGAAGTTTTCCATACCAAGATTCACCTGAACTTATTTCAATAGCATTTGTTGAGCCATGAGCAACTGTTGAGCCATCTAATACTAAATGAACGCTTTCATCTGTAGTGTTTGTCGAAACACCATCAGTTGTTCCAGTATTTTTTATAAATAAAAATCTTATTTTATCTGTTGTTGCTACATCTTCATTAGTAGCATTAATTGCAACACCTGCACTATCGGTTAAAAACTTACCTGATATCAAATCAACAGAACCCCCTGTATGTGGTACATTTATAAGTTTATAAAACCATTTTTCGCTAGCATCTGCAGGAGTATATGCAAAAGTTAAATCTTTTAAAGTTGTTTGTATTTCATCAGGTAGCAATACCGCTTTGATTGTCATTGTAGCTGCATCAGCCATCTATTCTCCTTTGTTAAAAATATTCATTACCATAAATCATTAATAGTCCGCCTAAGAACACGAACCAAAACCCAAACCAAAATGCAGCATATTCCTGCAACTAAAACCTCCAATTAACTCCTGTGCTTACATTATATTCTTCTCGACCATAATACTTTAATTTAGAACCCTCAATAAATACCCCAATATGCTTTCCAAGTTTAGCTCCAACCAGAGCACCTACATCATATTGCTCATCATTACCACTATAAGATTTATCTGTCAAACCAACAGAGTGTGGAAATGAATTAACCCAGATATGGGAATAAAAATTGTCATTCCCGATATAAAAATCTAATCCTACTGCTATACTTACTTCTGCTTGCCATTCTTTTTCTTTATTATCTTCATTATATTCTTCTATGATTCCTGGCATATGATATTCATAAAACTCTGCATCAGAATAAGCCACTGCATTGGAGTCAGGGTCTTCCCAATAATAATCAGCCTCTTCATAATACATAGTCCAATATCCTTCAAGCGTCTCTTCATCTGTTTCAATCCATATCCAATAACTGTCAATTTCATCATTTTCATTCAAATCGTTTAAAGGAACTAAATAGTCAACATATCCATATTCATAAGCAAGCTCCCACCAAGGCAACTCATAATCATTATATGCAGGATGCCCATATACAGGATGCCCCATTACATTTCCACCTAATGAAAATATAACAGAACCTAATGCTAATTTATATCTTAAATCTACAGAAGCAAACTCTAAATCTCTACTTTCTTTATTTAAATACTTAAATTTTGTTATAAGGCTTTTATTAGACCATTTCATCCAATATTCTTGGTCAAGGAACTCATGACCCCTATTTCTTACTGAACTAGCCGATAAAAGGTATTCTAGGCCATCTACAGCACCAAATAGTGCATTATCACTAAGTGCACTTTCTTCACCTTTGTAAAATTTCTTTGAAGATTGATATGGAAATAATGCTATTTTCCTTATACCAATATTATATTTATAATCATCTTCTAGGACAACATTCCCATTTTTATAGGGTGTGCCCATTGAGCCACTAATATAAATAGTCGAATTGCTAAATAGCCCACCAAAAACAAAGCTAGTAATCGCAACCAAATTACATATAATTCTTCCATATATCATTACTAAAATCTACTCCCTCCTGAGTTACGTTTTTCTAATTTAGTCAATCTTTCTTCAAATGCCCCAATCTTATCTGACAATGCATCTAATTTATTTTTACAATCATCAATACCTGATAAGTCTACAGTAGGTATCTTTTTGTTTTTAAGTTTTTCTAATTCTGTTTTAATGTATGATAAGTCTGTAGCTAAAGGACTTAACTGAGTTGCTAGAGTTTTAATTTCACTAAACGTATTTTTAAATTCCTCAAGCTGATACGTTATGAGCTTAAGGTCTCCGTTTGATTTTATATCACTTATATCATCAACAACCATATTATATTCTAATCTATTTGGACTATTCATAGATTTTAACTCATTTAGTTGCCCTGTAATACTAAAATAAACACCACAAGCAGATACTAATATAGCCGCCATTGTAGCTATGAATTTTAAATCAAATGTAAATTGACTTCCTTCTCCTATTTCTGTTGGCATTACTTTCTCCTTTTTAACTACTTGCTTTTCTTTATTCTCTTCAGCTTGTTCATTTAGAACTTCTGCTATTTCATCAACTGATACATAATTTTCATCTATTAATATCTTGCCAAGAGGAATTGACCTATTATAAGTAATTGCTTGCTCTGCTTGTTTACTAAGAGCTACTTGGAGTTGTTTTTTATTTATAACCCCTTTAAGTAATAATAAGTCCCCTATTTTCATTATACACTTGCTATAATCATTTCTAAATCACATGAACCTGTATTTGCATCAGCTTGAATATTTGTTAAATCTCCTAAAGCTGTATCGGAAGCAGCATCAGCATCTTGAGTTGCATTAAAAACATCTACCATACCTCCACTATTATCAGCATTCCATACAAGAGATTGTCCTGCGTCTAGTTTTATAGCAACTTCATCATTGTCTTGATTCCTAAATGTTAATGTAATAAAATTTGTACCATCTTTATTAGTAAATCTTATATACCTTACATCAGCTGCTACATAATGACCAGCGGAAGCAACAGCTGAACTAAATGTAGCTATTACAGATTCAGCAGTTGTAATAGTTATAATTCTTTTTGATATTTCATTAATGCTTGTAAATGTTACAATATTTGTTCCACCAAATTGCTGACCATTAAGCGTTATATCTTCAGTATGTGTTACTGTCAATGTTGCCATTTATTTCTCCTATTTATTGCCATCTATGAGTTTACCCCATAATGACGTTTTTCCATCAATTATTTCTACTACTTCTACTTTAAAATTCCCACCTTTAAACCAATCAACTATTGCAAATCCATGATTCCAATTATGAAGATTTCCTCTTAGCCATTCATTAGCCTCAGATGACATATCCTTTAAACAACCCATACTCCATGCACTTATTGTTCCACCCCACTTTGTATCTGTAAATCTTTGAAAATCGTGAGTATGGCCATATATAACACTTTGTCCACCTTTTTCTAAATGCTTTTTAGCATGGTGTATTGGAGTATATTTTCCATGTATGAAGTTAAGCTTACCTATTTTGAGAGGTTTGTTAGATACATACTTAAGATACTTATAACCTCTTTCCTTAATCCTTAATGCATTTTCTGTTTTATACTGTGGAAGATAAGGATGTTTTGTTACAAAATTATCTAACCATAATTCATGATTACCTTGTATAAAATGTCTTGTTTTACATTTAGCCTTATCTAATGATTCATCTATCTTATCCATACCTTCATTAACTAAAGCAACCTCTTCATCAAGCATTGGAATTAAAACTTCTAATGGTGGTTTTTCTTTATTCTTCCAATAGTGTTTACTAAATAATGTCCATTCGCCTGTATCCCCTAAATCAATATAAGTATCGGGTTTAATCATTTCTATCGCTTGGCATACCACACTTATCGCTTTATCATCGTGCAAAGGAAAGTGCTTATCGGGAGTAACAATAGCTCTCCTAATAATGCCTTTGTCTAATCTCGCCATCTTAACCTCTATTTATTTCAAAAAACTATTTACTATCTTTTTTATCTTCAAGAACTTTCTTTAAGGCTTCTATAGAACCAATTGCTTTTATATAGATTTCTTTAGCTTGTTCTCTTTGATTTTCATAAACCTTTATTTCTTCTTCTAACTTTTTTTTCAAGTCACTCATTTGTTCCCCTTTACATTTTAGGTACGCTTAATACCCTTACCCCACTTTTTCTTAATGGATATTGTTTAACCATTTTATCATACATTACTTTAAAATATTGAGCTTTTTGTATATCTCCAATATCTTCAAACATTCTTGATTTCATATAACAAACAACAGCAGGATGTAACCCTGAATCTAATCCTGCTTCAGTTTTTAAATCTTCTGTTTGTGCATCAATTGTTCCATATTTTGATTTATATGTAATTCTTATACCAGCTGTTACATCAGAACCTTGGTATGTATCATATTTTTCTTTAGTTCTTTCACCATCTGTAGAAGTTGTATCCTCACATAAAATTGCTAATCTTTGGTCATCATTATACCATACAAAGTAATCATTTGGATATGTTCTTTTATCTGTTGCCATAATTCTCCTATGTTAATGTATGAGTTGTGGTGTCTGTATCTGACCCCATGCTGGTAACATCTCCATCAGTATCTCCTCTTAACAATTTATGATGGTCTGCTAATTTTGGAATCATAACATACCTATCATTAGTATCTTTAATTTCAATTTTTTGTATATCTATTACATCATCATGAAGCGTATACCATCTATCATATCCTATCAAATTAGTTGTTTTGGATACAGTATTATTTCTTTTATGTGATGCAATATCATCTAAGGCATCATTAATTAATTGAAACATATATTGCTCGGGCTGTCTTCCGAATAATTTCTCTATTTGTTCTATAATATTCTTAGCTGTCATTATCTACTTCTTTCTTGTTTTGGTCTTTCAATTAAACCTGAGTTTTGAAGACCTTGCATATAATCTTGTTTTAATGTTCCTATAATTGGAGTATATAACTCAATATCTTCTTCTTCAATGAGTTGTCTTTCTGCTATTTTTATTATTGCATATAAAACGACTAGATATTCTAATTCATCAGGAAAATTAGCGATTGAAGAATCATCACTCCCAGTAATTGAAGGATATGACACATGATAGACAATAGCAGTTTGGTTTGCAGTTGGCGTTGGTATTACATTTAATATTGCAGCATCACCTGAACTTAAAATCCAATATACAGGGTCAGTAACACTTGCTTTATATAAACTATTTGAATCATTTGATAATTCTCCATACATCGATGGTACTTTTCTACAAGGGATTCTACTTCCGCCAGAATCAGCAGAAAGCCTATTTACATACAAAACCTCTCCTCCTAATGTATCTAAATCTATAGTTGTTGCAGAATGATTTAATGTAGTTTCAGTTGTACATTTTTCTTTTAAATTTGGAGGCATCATGTTTATTAATTCTTTAGCTCCATCAGTAAGAAATTGATTTATAGCAACATCATCATCAAAACTTCCT